GGCGTTTCTTGCAGTATTCAGTCCAATGAGAATAAATCTGCCAGGATAAAGCTCTTCCAAACATGCCTGCACTCTATCCAAGAGGTCATCAACACTCTCGCAATAGAATGGGAACGTAGGCAGTCCTGTGTAGTGCATCTGATTGTCATCAAGCACAATATCCGTGAAGTCACAACCCACAATCTTGCTCTGTGGGTCTGACACAAACTTGATGTTCTCGTAGATGAATCCCTCACCGTATGTACCACGACGGGCTTTCTTCAATACCCGTGGATCGTAGTTGATGCAATAACGCTCGCCTCGGTAGTCGATATAGTCACCAATCTGGAATCTGACTGGATTTGCATCCTTGACCGTGACGGTCAAATAGCATTCAGCCATCCATTCGTCGTGAAGCTCAAGCTCTTTCACCTGCGCTTTCTCGACTCCGTTGATGCTATATATCTTCCACTCACTCATATGCACGTCATGTATGCTGCCGTGTTAGGGCAGCGTCACATCGGTAACAGGGTCATTGACCTTGAGCGTTACTTCAAATATCAGATATTCGTTGTTATCGTCAGACTTCCACTTGGCATTGTCTGATACGCCATCCAAGCGGACGTTCTGCCTGCCGATACGAGTATAAGAGGAATAGAGCTTAAACTGCCCTAACTTCAAATGATTTAGGAATGTGCCAACTTTATTGCGGACATCGGCTATTGAGCCGCTTTTCTTGCAGCCAAATTCCACCTTCATGATGTAGGCTTCAAGTTTCAAACCATCTTTGGGAATGTACTCGTCATCACCGTCCTCGTCATTCCAAGAACGCTTGGCCGGGTCTTTTACTTTGTTGAAAATCATGAATGGAATCTTCTTGCAGTAGATACCCCATGTGGCAACACTCTCGCAAACAGGATATGGAGCGTCATTTGCATCCGTTCCCATTAATTGCAAGAAAAAGTTCTGCCATTTCTCCATAAGTCTTATCGTGTTTGTTATCCCAAATAGTTGATTTTCGCCACAAAGATACAAATATTTTCCGTATAAATATACAAATAATGCGAATATTTATGCAATTTAACAGAAATTTTTGCATAAAGATGGTAAAATGCAGGGTTATTGCCCTGCATTTCTCTTATCTCTGATGGTGACATTACCCTCGTAGGTAATCTCGCCACCATGCCAGTACACGAAAGCTTTTGAGAATCCTTTGGCCACCACATGAACGCGGCAATTATCGTAGGCTTCAACAAACACCTTGGAACTTTCATCAACCTCTATTCTAAGGTTGGCATGGTGTCTGACATAGACATTTCCCGTACTATTGGTATGGTATCTGAGCGTGCCAATACTCTCACCAAGGGCAACAGCTGTAACGAGGTTGCTGGCATCAATACTGCTGTCAAGAAATATTCCTTTCGCCATGAGAATATCCTTGGGGAACACCTTTCTTGCAAACTCCAGTTTGGGATAGTCATGCTTGATGCAAAAATCAATGCCACGTAAATATTTTTCAAGTAATTGTTGCATCGACTCTTTATCGCCCCAATCATTATACCATTGGTCGCACAAGCCAAGTTCTCTTGCTCTTCTCTTTAGAAGATTGTTAAGTTCTTTCTCGTTCATGTTATTTAATTTTTATACCCTGTCCGTCTGGTGCTAAGCTATGCAGAAGGTTGTAGATGTCCTCTGCAAAGTTGGCGTTTCTGTTGGTGTTTCTTGCTATCTGCTCCAGTTGTGCGAGCTGTGCGCGTGCAATGATAGGCATTTCTGACTGACCCTGCACGATGGCAAGCATCTGCAAAAGTGTAGCCCTGTTCACGCTGACATCTGCACGGATAGCATTCAAGTAGGATGCAAGAAGGTCTGCAGTGCTCTCAGTGATATTCTTGATACTCGATGAAGCAGAACTGCCGGAATCGTCTCTGATGGAATCTCCGTGACGGTTGGCAATCTGCTCAAGACCATCAAGGAATACGGTAGTGACACGTGCTGCCTCGTCGGCATCAGAATACATCTTGGCAAGGATTTCAAGGCCGCGTTCGTCCATGCGTCCGTCATTGGCCTCAAAATACTTCATGAACTCATCCATGTTCTTTTGAAGGAGAGGTTCGAGATACTTCTGAGCGATAATCTTGGTGCCTACCTCCTTGATCATTTCGCTGACCTTCTTCTTATAGGCATCAACGGCATTCTCACCAGTAGACCAAGCTTCAACGAGGGCATCAGCCAGACCAGACGCCCAACTCTTATAGTCGATACCGTACAGGTCCTTGGCCATTTCCTCAGCAAAGTAGCGAATCTCAAGTTCGAGTTCCTTGATTTGCTGCTCCATGTCCTGTACCTTATCCCAATCGGTTTCCTTCTTATCCTTCTCAGATTCTATCTGACTGCGAAGTTCGTCCTGTTGCACCATGAGCGAAGCCTTTTGGGCATCGTAGTAGCTCTGACTCTGCTCGGCTTCCTTGATTGCCTTATAGGTACGCTCCTGGATATAGCCGTTGCTGGTGGCACCGATAAAATTCATAATGGTTAAGTTGCCATTATTAAGCTCACGTCTGGCCCTCTCTCTTTCCTCGTACTTCTGACGATACTCAGCCATCTTGTCAGACGTTTCCTTGTCAGCCTTGGCAGTATAGATACCTCCCAAAGTATGCTCAAGAACGGTCTCGAGATTCTTTGTCAGATTCTCCATTTCCTTTTGTCTGCGCTTAGAGGCTTGGATTTCCTCTTCAAGTGCTTCGTCGTGACCGCCAAAGATGGCTTCTATACCAGAGCTAATCAGACTTACACCTGCACCGATGGCAGCACCCCAAGGACCAGCTGCTTGACCAAATATAGCTGCTGCACCTGCTGCACCAGTGGCAGCACCACCAAGTGCGCCCTGTACTGCGCCAAAAGCCTGACCAACACCCTTCATGCCAAGTTGGTCGAAGAGATTGATAACGGGGTCGAGTGCACCAGCAAGTGCATCAAACTTTCCTCTCAATCCTTCAACACCCTTCACGAAGTCTGAGCCAGCGGCTTTCTTGCCATTCTTGATTTGACCTTTCGTAACAGTACTACCAAGCTTCACGCCAAGGATGGAAGACAATTCTTGATTGGCTATCAGGTCGCCTTGTTTGTTGGCCTGCTTCTCGTAACCATTGAGAATCCTCATGCGGCTCATGGCATCACTCATTGCCAAGAAGGGATTGCGGTTTGCTAGCTCTTCGCGCATCTTGGCAATGGCACTCTGCAAGGCTTTCACGTCCTCTACACTAAGCCCAGCTGTGTGTCCGAATCTCTCAGTTTCGGTCATCAAATCCCTCAGAGTCTCAGTAGTTACTCTGTCAAGGTCATCGAAAATCTTCACCCAATTCGTGTTGGCCTTGAACTGCTCAAACTGATAATGGGCAATCCTTTCGTTATGCTCCTGTGTGGCTCCTGCCTCTGCCTGCTGGCGAAGGGCTGGGTCATTGATTTTCTTGATAAGTTCCAGCTGACGCTCGTAGCGACGGTTTTCATCCTCTATCTGCTGGGCAAGAGTGCGATTCTTTGTAACCGTCTCTTCCATCAGCTGTAGAGTTTCCTGCTTAATCTTCTTTTCGTTGGCAGCATAAGCCTCGTACAACTCAGAGAAAACCTTGCTGTTCTCGCCAAACGTCTTAGCGAAGGTATTCTTATCCATGGCGAAAACGTCCTCTGCTTTCAGGGTGCCTTGTGGATTGGCTGCAAGGGCTTCGCGCATCTGACGAATCAGTTCATCCTTATAGGTTGCGCTCTGCACACCGCCACCAAAGGCAATAGTCATGGCCCCTTGCTGATTACCTGTCAGTTGATAGATTTTCTTATAGGTGTCGTACTGCTCAGAAAGCAAGCTCAACTGCGTTTTCAGGTCGCTGTTGATTCTACTGATGGCATCAGCATCAGCCTTACGCTGTTGTGATACCTTGTCAGCATCTACGGAACTGATAAACTTCTTTCTCGCCTCAGTATTGGCCTTGAATCCCTTGGTCAACTCGTCGAGACTCTGGCTATAGTTGGTGACATCACCAAGTTTCCAGCCAAAGACATCGGCAAAGCCATTGGCTTTCAGATAGTCGGTTGCACCAGAGCCATACAGCTTACGGGCATTCTCCAACTCAGAATAGAACTTCTTATAGAGGTCAACACGATTCTTCAAAGACTCGAGAGCCTTATCCTTCTTGTTGCCACCACCTCCAGTAGTCTTTTTCTTGTTGACATTCAGCCCAAGGTCTTTACCAGCCTGCACAATCTTGGCATCCTCTGCCTTATCGTTGTTATTGTCCTGTAAAACCTTGCTGACATAGCTACGCCACTCGGGGGCAAGTGGAGCAAGGCCGTTTTCTATATCCTTTGGAAGGCTGCTCAGGTCGAAGCCGAACTTGATAAGAATCTTACCGTTGCGCTCCATGGATTCCTGCATTTCCTTGTGTTTGTTTTGAAGTTCTTTCTCGACTTTCTCCAAGGAACTCTGGGCATCAACGGTTATTCTTATCTTGTTATTATCGAAATAATTCTTCAAATCCTGCTGCCAGGGAGCGAGGTCCTGCTCTTCCACTGATGGCAAAGCCTTGATCTTGATGACCATCGGCTCACTAAGCAGCTGGCTATATAACTTGTCACGGAAACGCTCTTTGGTCTCACCATCCAGCTCATAGCTATTCAGCACATCGTTGACGGAATCGCGGAACTTCATCAACCCCTCGTTATCCCATTCTGCTATGGTAGCCGGATTGAGGCCCTGAGCTTTCAGGGTTTCGTTAAGAGCAATTTCAATGTGGTCGGCATACTCCTGCATCTGAGTGTCAACCTCAGCCTCTTTGTTCTTAAGAGCATCAAGGGCATTGCTGTATTTCTTGATGGACTCATAGACTTCATCATCAAAGTCAGTCTGTCTGCGAGCATTGAGGAAATTCTTGAAATTACCACGACCAGTATCTGTTAGCTTGTCATACAACGATTGCCAGTCAAGCGAAGCCATCTTTTCCTCGTTCCATGCTCCAATTTCCTTATAGAAAAGTTCGAGCTGTACCTTCATGGCTGCACCTAATCGGTCAACACCCTTCTTGGCAACATTCTTGGCGATATTGGCCTTACTCCAGTCGGCAAGGTCCTCGGCCATGTTGTCATTGAAGAGCTGGGTAAACCAGTTTCCTTCACCGCTCTGGTTGGCAGCTGCAATGTATGCCTGAACGTTGTCACGCATGATAAGATACTCGTTAGAGACACGCTCCAGCTCGCCAAAGAGGATGCGATATTTCTCTGTCAGACTATCAGTACCCTGAATCTGCTTGTCAATCTCTTCACTATAGTTGCCGCTATTCTTGAGGGCGTTGGTCATGCGCTCAATGGCACTCGTCATGTCCTCTGCGTTCTTCGGACGTTCCTTGTTAAGGGAGTTATAGAGATTGTTGACGCTACTCAGATGCTCAAGCATGGAACCTGTTGCGCTACCTGCAAGCTCGTTAGCACGCTTGGCCTGCTCAGAGGCACGCTCGTAGAGTGCAACGATACCACCGATGGCAGCAAATGCTACACCAGTCCAGCCGCCTACAAAGCTAAGAGCACCTTTGCCCATCTTCGACCACATACTCTGACCACCTTGAAGCATATTCAGGGCATTCAGCTGTGTGGCATTGGCAATGGCTACACGCTGTTGGCGTGTATAGCCCTTCATCTGCAGCAGACGATAGAAATCGCTTTTCTCCATCTTGCCTGCTATCATGAGTTCGTAGGCTTTCCTCTCTGTTATCTGATTCTCGGCTGCAAGGATGGCATAGTCAGAGCTGACAAGCTTATTCTTGTTTTGTACGAGCTTCTGCTCTTCGGCATTCAGCTGTCTGCCATACCACAAACGTTCGCGCTCAAGACGGTTAGCTTCCTGCAACTTGGCAAGCTCCATGTTCTTGATAGCCGTATTGCCACTGGCCTTATCAATGCTTGCACCAATACCAGATGCCGCATACTTACCAAGTCTGGCAAGGGCAATACCACTTAGCATCGGCATGAGAGTATCGGCTGCTGAAACAATGCTGACAATAAGCTCAAGGATATGTTTGAGACCGCTACCCATCATGCTCTCGCCATCGGCAATACGTCCTAACATAATCTGCCAGGAGTCCTGTAGCTTCTGGTACTTACCATACAGGGTATCGGCAAGTTTTGACTGCATATCAAAGAACTGACCGCCCTCGTTGGTCATATCCCAAAGGACTTCCTGCACCATCTTGAACGGCACGGCACGCTTTGAGATAAGCTCAAAGACCTCACCAGTAGTTACCATTCTTCCATTCAGATCGGAGAATTTCTCGGCAAGCTTCTGTACCATCGGAATACCTGCCTCTGTGAACTGACGCAATTCCTGACCTCTCAGCACGGCAGCACTACGTACCTGACCGTAAGCCAATATCAGACGATTCATGTCAACACCAAGACCAGTAGAAATGTCTGCCAGTCGCTTGGTGGTGTCAAACAGTTCCTTGTATGGTATCTGATAAGCTGACAGCTGCTTGGTGTAGGCCGTCAACTCCATGAATGTTTTCGGTGACTCGATAGCCATATCCTGCAACTGAGCAAATAGGGTGTTGGCCTGCTCCACATCACCAAGGATATTCTGCAAGGCAATATGCTGGAACTCAAACTGACCGCCAATAGTGATGACACTCTTCAAGATGCGCTCTAAACCATAGAGTCCTGCGTAGGCTCCAATCTGATTCTGTAGCTGTACGGTGATTCTGTTGGCTTGGTTGCCTGCCTCTGCAATACGATAGTAGGAAGAGGTAAGACCTTCATTGACGTGGGCCAACATACTGACAGCATCAGCGGCTTTTCTTGCAGCATTGGCACGCTGATTCTTGGCAGCGGCATCTTCAATTTCTCGCTGCTTGCCTGCTGCAAGGGATTCGTTATATCT